ACGCAACATTGACGGCTCCTATAAGCCGAAGACTCAGGCTCAGATAAAGCGTGAGAACAAGTTCAAGGGTAAAGAAGTTTACAAGTTGCTGATGGGTGTGCCGATGGATAAGCGTACATTCAGGGTCGATGCCGACGGTAGCATCAGAGGTCCTTTCAGCGACGAGATTCTGGATATGATAGTCAACTCTGGTCATATGAGCAGAGAGATGGCTAATAAGATGCGTCTCTTCCAGAACATCACGGAAGGACGTCTGGACAGCAACATCGTCGATTTCGGCGGCATCGGTGCGTCGATGGAAATGCTTTCGAGCGGTAGCAATCCTCCAAGACTCAAGGGCAATGCCGTGCCGTTCAAGATGCGTACTGGCGTCGTCTTCGGCCTTGACGTGAAGATTTCCCCCAGAGGCGAGTTCGAGATAAAGGGCAACATGCTCGACTACGACAACATCCAGACCAGAGCCAACAACCAATGGCGTAATCCTATCGTCCAGATGCTGTGGAACGGCAACCACACGAACTACATGACCGACCTCTTCAGGTATCTGGAGAACGCTTCTAAGGACCCAATGGACAAGACAAGGGTCGTTTCGGCAGACCTATGGGTTGACGGCAAGGGTGGCGAACGTCGCAACGTTTTGCATCAAGTGATGGGTATGGCTAAGGGTCAGGCTGACACCTACCTTAATACTCCTAACGGGGAAATCGCCAGAAACCACCTTTCCACGGTCATGTCATTCAGCCTGAACAGAATGACCAATCTGCGTCTTCGTGACCAGAAACTGCCGTTCACGTTCAAGAACGCCTACAAGGATATCGTCAGGAACATGCACCCGAAGGAACTTGACGGCGAGCCTACGCCTCAGGGCTTCAACTTCAAGCACCCGTCTGGCTATACCTTCCTCGTCAAGATGAAGGAGTCGCAACAGGCTGACTCTGCCCCATATGGTAGCGTCGAGGTGTTCGACGACAGGGGGACCAGACTCGGCAGATTCGCCACGATGGACGAGGCTTCTAAGGTTGCCCTTGAGAACATCAGAAAGAACCCGCCTATGGTTCTTAACAACCCGATTCTCAGAGGAGATGCTTTTGGTAGCGAGTATGAACTCAGGGAATACGCCGCAAGCAGAGGGTACAATGAACTCGGCTACGTGCATGCCTCGAACGAACAAGGCATCAGGGTGTTTGATGTGCAAGCCCAGCCAAAGAACAGAACCAGCAACCCTTCTGGCATCTACTTCCGCAGAACATCGAACCCAGCAGAAATGCGTCAGTACGGTTCAAACCTGTATACCGCTCACCTGAGCCTTCATAACCCGTGGGGCCTCGATGGACGTACGTACAACTCCGACGGAACCGTAAAGGGCAGAAACCGCATTACCAAGGAACTGCTTGAAGACCTTCGTGCCATCCTTGTTAGGGCCAAGGAAAAGAACTCCGCCCTCAGCGACGGCTGGGTTGATGGCAAGATGGAGAGATTCCAGAACAGCGGGTCATTCTCTTATCTAGGAATTGAGTCTATACTTAACCCGAACGCTATGCGTGACCTCCTTGTCAGGCATGGCTTCGACGGTATTGACGACGGCATGGACAAGGCCGTGTTTTTCCCTGAGCAGATTAAGTCTGATAAACTCATCACCACAGACGCACACGGAAATCCTGTCCCGAAGAGCGAACGTTTCAACAGGGCCTCTGCTGATATCAATAGGTCTGTTGCCGAAGGTGCTGGTGAGGCTGTAAGGTTTCCGTCCAGAAAGAAGGAGCCAATGTTCAAGGACTCTTATATGGGTTACGGAGGCTACTTCCTGCCAGAGGGTTCCGACCCATTCCCAATGCTTGACCCTTATGAATACGACAAGGGGTTAGATGGCAAGGCTGTCAAACTCTATCCAGACGTAAAGCCTTCGCATAAGGATAGCACGCTATACACGTTCATGCGTTGGCATGCTGAGTTTAACAAACCGCTCACAATCAAGGACGTCCTTCAATTCCTAGACAACCAAGGAACTTCTGTTCACTCTAATATCGCCAGAAGTTATTGGTCCAATTGGGCTAGGACGCTTATGTCGCTTGCGTCAGAGCGTGAACTTAACAGAATCCTGACCCTTACTCAAAAGGACGAAGCCTTTGCTTCTTCTGTTGAAACTGTGCTTGGCCTCAAGCATGAGAAGGTTCAGTCATTTGAATCAGACCCAACCAATCAAAGAGGCTTCCGCTTTGACAAGGTTGAAGACGACCCAGAACCGAAAAAGAAAGGTGAAAAACAGGAAAAGAAAGATGTCGGAGAGGACTTTGGTGAAACCGATTCAGAGAACGCAATCTTGGATAAAGACGCTGGTAAGCAGACAAAGACAAAAAAGCCATATAAGGTCATAAACAAGACGATGGTTCATCAGCAATTCGCTTACTTGCCGTTGCAGATGATTATTGATAAGATGTATGAGAGAGAGCGTGCTGGAACAATAACCTTTACTGAGACAGAAAAGGGAGTGGAAAAGAAAAGAACATATCCATCTCAGGCTCAACTTATCTGGAACTCGCTTCAAGGTCGCTCGTTTGAAGGAGTTGCACTTGAAGAGATAGGCCATACGTTCGAAGGAAGAATCGCAAGTGAAGCAGAAGCCAGAGATAGTACTGGCCTCCTTAAGCAGATAAATTCACAAGGGGAAGGAAACACCTCTGGAAAGGCTTGGATGGATGCCGTCGATAAGTTTATCGACATGTATGAAAAGCGTATCATCAATGACCCGACAGTCGTAGACCCAATAGTACTGTCTTATGCCAGATTCATGAAACTCTACAGAGAGGTCATGAAGAACTACTTAGTAAAGAACGAAAAGACTGGAACAATTTCCAACCTATGGGACCCTGCGGTAATAGAGCACAACAAAAATTACATAAAGGTAAACGACAAGACTGGGAAAGTGACTCTTGACCCTAAGCGTGGAAGCCTGAAAAAAGGCTGGAAAACAATCCCCTCTTCATCAACATACTCTGGGAAAGCGATACTTGATACACAGATTGCCCTTGATATCGGAAAGGCTGGAAGAACTGGTCCACTTGTAGGAGCATTCTTTGACTCTAGCAAGGAATATAGACTTGCATATCCGCATGAGTTTTTCATCTCCCTGATGAACGACCCTCAGTTCCTTGTTCAACTTACTGGAATGAAGATAAACCCAGACCTTCTTACCAATCTCGATACTGATGCTATAAGGACTGGATTTTCTCAGAACGTGGCATCTTTGCATAATCAAATGGCATGGGACTTGGCTAGGTTCTTGAGCGTCGATGGTGCTCCAAAGTATGGTGCTGCCCATATGTTGCTCGAAGAGGTTGTTAGAATACTAGACCTTAACAGACGTGGCTCAAAGGGAATAGACATAAATGACATGAGTGCGACGGCAGATATTCAAAGAACATCACTTATGCTAGGCAGGGATACACCAACAGCATTTCTACCAGACCGTCCGCACGGTTTCCTTACTCCATCTGAAAAGGAAATGATGGGAATGCACAGAGAAGCACTTAAAGCGTGGAAGGAAAAAGGCTACGGTGAAGACTTCTCCGAAGGTCTTTCTGACTTCGAATTGTGGGAAGAACTAAAGAACAGGAAAGATAACTCAAATTATTGGACTTGGTACTTTGGCCCAACCCAAGGAGAAAGACCTCTTAAGTACACAAGAGAGGAATCTCAGATGATTGGTATAGGTGGCATCGAGGGAATTATCCGTAACCCAGAAATCCCCGCTGAGTTCAAGAAAACCCTGTTCACAGATAAGGAAGGCTTCCTTGATGTCAAGTACATCGACGACAGCGGAAACGTCTGGGACGTTGAGAAAGGCAAGATTGACAATAAGGCCACGAAAGAAAACAAGGCTCAAATCGATAAGGCTGTTAAGGAAAGAAAGAAACAAGAGGCTGAACAACAGACCCAGCAAGAGCAAACACAGCCCCCGAAGGAAGAGGAAACGACGACCAAAGAGACTGAGGCTGAACGTGAGACTCAGCAAGATACTGGCGAAGACCAGACAGTACCGCCTGACAGACGTCCTCCCCCAGAAGGTCAGGAGCCCTCTACTCCCCTGCCTCAACGTGACCTTACACGTGAAGACTACAGAGTCTGGAAGGACTGGATTCCTGTCGATAACGGCAAGACCTCTATGGTCAAGAACGCCATGAACTACGCCATCATGCACATCAACGGCAAGTTCAGGCTGTACAATCCTTCCCGTGAAATCATCGGTGTATACAAGGATATCGAAGAAGCCAAGCGTAGGGCACTCAGAGAAAGGCCGAAGAGATGAACGACATGAGCGATATCGCCGAAGAGTTCAAGAAGACTGGCTGGCTCTTCGCCATACTCGGTGGCCTAGGTATGCTCGCTAGGCTCATACTTACGGACGAGAAGTACAACTCCATCAGATGGGTACGCATGGTAATCGCTGGCTCCATAGTAGGGGTCATCTGTTACTTCTCTATATACAGGATGGACATAGACCCTTTCTATAAGAGCGTCTTGTCTTGTGTGTCTGGTTCCTTTGCCCCAGAAATGTTCGAGTGGATGAGGAAAAAAATCTCAGACAAACTGAACCAAAATGGCTGACCCTATTCTTCCAGTAACAAGATTTAATGATGGATTTATAAAGGATGGCATCGGCTATGACCTGTATACACACCCTGTTTCATCAAACAACTTTAGCAGAGGTAGTGACTTCTACAGGCTTATGGATGTTGAACCAGCCCCGCTAATTCCAAACGTACATAATAAACCTTTTTCAGAAAACAATTGGTTAAAGTGGAGACGTAATAATCCTAACCTTAAAGGAACCCTTTCTTATGACGAGTACGACACTTGGAGGGTTTTATCACAAGAAGGAGCATCAGTTACGAAAGAGGGATATCTTACAAATCCTGTAAATGACCTTCTGAGAACTGGACAAGTTCGTGGCACGGCTGGATTTGGAGGCTCTGCTTATTTTAACGCTGGATTTCCTGCTGAAGAATATCGGTCTACTGCTGTTTTTGACAAACTTGGAAACCAAGTAGATAACATGGGTAGTTTCGGAATGTATACATCTAGGGCAACTCCATTAACAAAAAACATTTACATTCAGGCTACGCCGCAATTTATGGAAAGAGCGGCAAGTGGTGCTAATCCTTTGTATGACTCTATATCAAGTAGAGGCTTTATATCTCAAGGCTCTGACTTGTTGACCGACAAAACAAGACAAGGCGACCCTTGGAAAATAATCAGGCCAGAAGCACTTAAAGAATGGGAGAAGGCATCTCAAGGCGTTAGTCTAAAGGCAACTCCATTTAACAACGGATATCTTGCTCTTAATCCAAGTGAAAATCCTTCTTTCATAGATAGGGTAAATCCTTGGAACAGGCAGGGGCTTAGAGTTATGCAAACAAGCACAGCCCCAGTAGCAAATGGCTCAGAGGTTTATAGGCTTGTTGGAAACGTTCCACAAGAAATACTTGATAGAGATTTCATTCCTGTTGGTAACAGCATGTATAGACCAAGGTATTCTGGAAATACTATTATCCCAAAGGAAATGAAAGCAGTAACAACCACTATTGGTCCTCTTAATATGAGGACACTTTACGACGGCATAACTCCTTTTACAGAAAGAACTATTGGTCAACATCTTAGAAACGCCAAGTGGAACGCAACAAGCCTTTACGTTCAACCTGAAGTTCAGACCGCTATCGCTGGTGCTACAAAGGCTGGAGGTGCGGCGACGTTCTTGCTTGAGACACCGTCTATAACGGCACGTGAGGATAGAATAAGAAGGTCTAAGTACCCTGCTGATTATACTGGTCCAAGAGATGCCAGCCTACTTGAGACGGCACAGATGGTAGGCAAGGGCGTGGTTGGCTCTGTTGCTAACTCACTTACAATGGGTATGACTGGCGTCGGCAGTAATGAAAGCCGTGGAGGACGTGGCCCTGCACGCATGGAAGATACTGGAAACGAGATTACCAGAAGGACTATGGAGAGGGCGAACAGTTGGGTCCCATCCATCAACGACGATATCAAAGAACACTCCAAGTAACATGGCTGAACAAAACTTTCCACTTTATCATGGTGCTTGGCTATTCAATGCTCCTTATCTTGATGCCTTGTCGGGCAAGGCTCAACTTATCCCTGCCGAAAACGTAACTAGGACGTTTACAAACGTAGATGATGCCGTTGCTTATACACGGGGAAGCGAGTTCAATAGAAGATTTAACCCAACCAATGAAAGATACTTAGGGATAAGGGCTGACTTTCAGGGTCCTGATAGAGACGCTAGGCTTCCTCAGTCTGCAATAAACGCAAACGCAGAGGCAAAATTAAAGACACTTAGAGTATCGCTTGCAAACGCAACCACAGAGGCGACACGACTCGAAATACAACAGGCAATAAACCAGATAGAAAATCGGGCTTGGTACTCAAAAAGGTTTTACACCGATGTTAATGCCGCTACTGCTCCTAGGGATTTAAAATATTACTTTGCTGGCGGATTAAAGAATCAAGGTGTGTTCACAGTTCCCTCTCCACTTACTGTCGTTGCTGGAAGCGAAGAAGCGGCGATGATTCCATTGGCTCAACACCCTCCTTTTGGAGGTGCTACTACCAATCATAGCCACGGACAGGAATGGATTAAGTCTTGGAAGAAGCAGTACAATTTTCCTAGGTTAATTCTTCAGGGTGGTAACGAGGCCAAAGCCGCTTCCTATTTATCTACGAATACAGCAAGCGAACTTTTTCCTACTTCAGATACAATAGAAAGATATTCTCGTACTGCTGGAGTAATAGACCCTGATACTCAAACTATTCAATTGCATGGAAGGACAGGACAGGGTGTAAAAACGGTTGATACGCTAGGACGCTCAGGTCGAATCGCTGGAAAAATAGGAGGCATTGCTTCTTTCTTGTTTGAGACACCGTCTATAACAGCCCATGAGGACAGGATAAGAAGGTCCAAGTATCCAGAAAACTATACTGGTCCAAGAGACGCCAGCCTACTGGAAACAACAGGGATGTTGGGTACGGGTGTACTTGGCTCTGTGGCTAACTCAATTACAATGGGCATGGCTGGATTCGGTAGCAACGAAGGACGAGGCGGACGTGGTCCTGCCAGAATGGGTGACGCTGGAGATGAAGCGTCAAGAAGAATTATGGAACGTGCGAACAGTTGGGTCCCGTCCATCAACGACGACATAAAAGAACACATAAAATGAGATTCATTATTGTAGCAATCCTTCTTACGGGTTGTGCCACCAAGCAACCAGAACCAATAACCCCGCCTAAAATTGAGAACAAAGAGAAAGACAAGTACATCGAGAAGGTCGAAGCAGTCGTATCTGACTCTGCTTCTGCCCTTACTGCTGTCGTTCCTGTCCTCGATAAAGGAACTGTCAGAGAAGTTGTCGAAGCCCAAGTGACCCGTTTGTCTGGTGTCGCAAAGCCTGACGTCAAGAAGGTGCAGGAGTTCACCCGTATAATAAGTCAGAACGACACCAAGGCCATAGAGAAGGACAAGAAGAAGGCGGAGAAGGTCGAGGAAGAAACGAACGCCCTGTACGACCTAGTCATGCAGAAGGACTTCGAGATATCAGAGGCTTATGCCAAAGCAGACGCTGAGTTCAAGCAGAAGATACTATGGCAGTACAGCACCGCTGGCCTTGGAATCTTCGTGGCTGGCCTCCTTGCAATGGCCTTTACTCCGTTCAAGAAGTCGGCTGGTATAACTATGGCTGGAGGCATGCTGGCTATGGCCTCGTCTTGGATATTCGATTCCACTTGGTTTATGTGGATAGTCGGCGGAGCCATAGCAACCACGACGCTCTGCATACTGTACTCTATTCTTCGTCCTCGTCCCAAGGAACCGTCTCAAGAAATATAGGGGTGCGGTCCCCGACGTAGCAGTTGAAAATATTATATTCGGCGTACTCGACTGCCGTCTCCTCGTCCATCATGTCCTGATTCATCAGGTTGGATATGATTGCGTCGCATGAGTACACGGCTACAACGCCATTGGGAGTCGAGGCTATCCCTACGAACGCTGAGTCGTGACCGTCAGCCAAGACGATGCCTTCGTCTATCTCGGCTAAGTACTCCCTGAGTTTGTTTTTGGATGGCATTAGATATCAATCTTGTAGTGTGGATAAGGACGGACAACTCCGTTACGTTCAATGCGAAATATCTTAGGTGCAGGAATGACACATTTCTTTACTAGGCTTGTTATCAAATTCATAGAAGTTGTTCTTGGCTTTCCTAGCATTTTGCATATTTTATCTGACGTGTACCACCCGCTTGGAACCTTGTCAACTAATTTCACGTTGAGCATGTGCTGTAGTTCCAGCAAACGCTTATTGGTCATCTTTTTTTTCATAGGTCTGTGTATGAGAAAATGAACTTGTCTCCTACCTTGTGTGCTTGCCAGACCTTCCAGTTCTTTCCTTGGATGTAGCCGTAGGTCCAGCCTGTACCCCACTTGCTGGTATTCAAGCGATTCTTTGCATAACCCATAGCCTGTTTCTTGCACAAGCAACCCCCAGAGAAGCCAACGGCTCCTCCGAACTTGCGTGCATTGGTCTGCTGGATAGAATGGATGTGGCCCATGATAAGAGCACCGTGGCGGTCCGCATAATGAATGGCATGCTCTTCGACGGCCCTGACTCCGCATGTATATCCGTGTACGAACGCCACAGGTCCGATGCGATGCACGCCCAGTTCGGCGTGGTACGGGTATATCTTCTTACAGCCAGCGTCCTTCAGCGTACCCTTGACGTCGCCGTCTAGGTCCTCGATGTAGTCGTGCAGGATTCCGTTCTGCGTGCTGGATAGTATCTGCTCAAGTCTGTCCTCATGGTTGCCGTACATGTACACCGTAGGCTGTAGGCGTTTGTTGAACCAATGTCCCTTGAGTACGTCCTTGACCAATGACTCGTCAGCCTCTTTGCCAGACGCTCCACGCCTAATGCTTCTGAAATCATACCCATCACCAAGGTGTACGATTTGGTCTGGCTGATACTTGTCGCAGAAGTTAAACAGTTCCTTGGCGGCTGACTCGTCTACCATGTCGCCGTGGTTATCTCCGACGGCTACGAACTTAATTACTTTGCTCATTTTGTTTTAGTGATAAGATGTTATATCCATACGGTGCTTTTGCAAAGTTTATGTTGTACCTGTAGGACAATGTGTAAAGAGTCCTCATGCTTATGCCAAGAATCTTTGCGGCGTCAACAGGATAAAGATTCTTTGCGTCTAGTGCGTACATCTTTTCCTTAAGTTCACCCATTTGAAACTTTCGTTTATGGCGTTTCATTTTTTATGTCGAACGTATCGTTTCGGATGACGGCAAACTGGTCGGAAAGCATATGCCTGATGACACCATCTTTCTCAAGGACCACGGCGAAGATATCGTTGCAAAAAGTCCCACCGCTTTGGACGTACAGCAGATACCCATATCCAAGTTTGGTCTTGACTGGAATGGTATTACGAAACTCGTGAATCATTTGAGGTTCCTCAGGTGTTCGAGGTCTTCAAGGGTACGTAACCAACGCCCGTGGTCGCACTCGGCTTCAACCTTCCAGTATCTTACCTGACCCTTGAGCATCTCGACCTCGGCCTTGAGGCGGTCACGCTCCTCGCAGACTTCACGGACTTGCTTGCCAAGGTCTAGCACGTTTTTGTTTAGGAACTCGAAGTGAGAGTACCTGATTGTTATTTCGTGATTTATTTTGTCGGAGTCCATTTGTTCCAAGGTTTTGACATGAGTTCATTCCATCTGTCCCTGTCCGCTTTCGTGGTCTTCTCGACACGTTGGACTTCTTCCCATGTCAGGCCCTTCTTGACGAAGCGGGTGTTCTTGCAGGACATGCCTACTTGCTTAGGGTGCTTGGTCATTTCCTGAAAGCCTTGGAGGTTTCCTTCCAGCCGTCGCAAGTGTAGGCACGTAGGCTTGCCGTGTAGCCTAACGGCGTCCACTCCAAGCGTACGGTGACGTCTTCGTATTCGTACGTCACGTTGCCCTCTCCATGCATGAGGTACGGCGTGTCCTCGATGGCGTTGACAATCTTATTGTCAGCCCAAGAGTCGAAGCCTAGGCGATTAATTGCTTCCTTGAATGACATTGGCTTTACGGCGTGCGATTTCTTCTTGGACGGCTTCACGTTCCTGATAGCCAGTCTTGGCGTTCTTAGGAAGTTGGATGGCGTTCCAGTACGCCTCCAGTTGGACGTCGTTCATGCCCTTGATTTGCTCGTCGATTTTCTTCCTGAACTCCGTCTTGAGTTTAGGGAGTTTGTACTTGGAGCCAATCTTGTGCAGGGATATGGACTTGCAACCATACTTTTGCCCCGCTTCCACGGCTGTCAGTCCCTCGCACACGGCGAGCCTGTATATTTCTCGGATAGTCATCTTAGAAGTTCTTGGCACGCACCCATTCACGGACGTGCTTGACGTTGTTGTTCTCAGCGACGGCGTCGCCAGCCTCGACCAAGAGTTTAATCTTGTTCTTGAGTTCAGCGATTTCAGCCATGTACTCCTTAGGCGTCTTGCCGTTCATGCGTTCGACGAGTTCACTCGGCTCGACGCACAGGACCAAGGCGGCGGCTCGCACGGAGTTCTGCCTGTGGTCGTATGTTCCTTGTGGGTTCATCTGGCTTGCCTGTTCTATGATTTCCTCGGCCTTCTCGATTGGGATTGTCACGTATTTGTTCTTGGCGTTACGCTTGCAGATTGCTAGTGCTCGTCTGAGGTAGAAGACTCCGCTGGTCTTAAGCGTTGAGGTTATCATCGTTGACTTCGCTGAAGGGTTCCATGAGTTTCTCCTTGTTCACCCGCTTCATCTCACCATTGAGGATGAGATTGTAGTAGGTCTGATTATGGATTTTGGTTTCCTTCAGGGTGCGAGCCACCGTGCCGTCTTCGAGCACGATGTACTGGCTGTCAGGATACTTGTAGTAATGAGGCTTCATGTTCGTGGTTCAGTTGGGATTAGAAGGGGACTTCGTCGGACGGGGCGTCTTCCTGAGGGCCGTTGGCGGAGGACCAGAGACGCTGGGCTTCAGCCTTGGTCGCAAGGTCCTTGGCGGAAATCTTACCGCTGTCGCCGAACGGACGGGGCTCCCAGACGTTGGCCCAGTAGTTCAGGTCGGCACACTTCTTGGACTTGTCCGTCGAACGCAGGGGAAGTTCCGACAGGGCCACGCCCTTGGCGTCGCCGAAAGGAACCACGAACGAGGCGTTGGAGCCGCTGGCAGGAGCGGACTGGGTGCTGACCGCCTTCTTCACGGGCTGAGCCGTGGCGGGGCTGGCAGAGGGCTTGGACGTCGTCTTAATCTGACGGTCAGTTTCGGCATCGTCGTCGTCGGTGGCACAACCGCACACGGAGGCGAGGGCATAGCGACGGAGGTAGGAGTAGATGGCCCCAGCGTGCTGGCCCTGCATGCCACGCTCGGAGGGGACGATGGCGTCGGCGGACATGACGCCGCCGTCGGTATGCACGATGGTCGTGCGTACCCCGACGCCGTACTCGTCGCCGATGGGCATCTGGACGATGGCGAGGCCGTGCTTCTTGGCGATGGGCTTCAGCACCTTGAGGTGCATGGAGAGGCTGGCGAACTTCGAGCGGAAGTGCGGGTTGTAGTCGTCGGCCTGAATGTCAGTCGTCTCGGCGATGAAGTTGACGAGGGCCTTGTACAGTTTGGTTTGGGCTTCGGTATTTTCGGGGGTCATGGCGGTGTAGGAATGGATGTTGAGAGGATACATGGGAGATAGGTTTTACCGTGTCTTACTGGTTGTCAACAACAAATCACACGGTCTTCAAAAAGCGTTCGATGAGGGACCTGACGAGGTCCGAACGGGTGGCGAAGTCGCTGGACTTGGCACGGGCCGTCAGTTTCTTGAACGTGCTGGATGGCATGCGGACGGTGAGCATTGCCTCGTTGTTGGTGCGGATTGCGGTAATCTTGGTTTTCATGGGTGGAAGTCGGGTTATGGGAAAATGGTAATACGGGTCAAGAGGAAAGAGGAAGGGCGGGTCAGATTTCTCCGACCCACCCCTGTGGAGTCACACAACCACGAATGACAACAGGTGCATATTCATTGGGCCTAATCAGTTGTCAAGCCCAATTCCGACAGCCTTATAATAATCTCTCAGGCGTCGGATGATGGCGGCTCCAGTCTCCTTGTCCTTGCCATCGAAGCGGTCAAGGAAGGCGGAGCCGTTGAAGTTCGTGCTGATGATGGTCGGGTTGCGGGACGTGCTACGCTCGTCGATGATGGCGAACAGGTCGGAGGCCATGCGGTTCGTCAGACGCTCCTTGCCTAGGTCGTCAAGGACCAGCAGACCGCAGGAGATGAGTTTGTCGATTTCCTTGTTGTGGGTCTTCGTGTCGAACCCAGCCTCGATGATGCCTTCGAGTTTACGCATCGTCAGGAAGGTATAGTTCAGTTGCTTGTCACGCTTGGCGTGCTCCTCCCACATACGCCTGACGACCTCCCAGATGCCTCTGGTCTTGCCGACGCCAGTCGTGCCGTGGTACAGCAGTCCGCTGACGTCGCCCTGAGGACGCCAGTCCAAGGACGCCTGAATCTTCGGGTGCAGGAGTTCGACCTTGGTGTCAAGGAACACGCTCGGCATCGACGGCGGGGCCTTGCTGTCCGTCAGGCCCTCGCTGGCTACCCGCTCCTTGTCAAGATGCTCACGGCAATGATGCCAGCGAACCAGCGTCCTGTCCTGTCTGGCGAACAGGGCTCCACGTTTCCCACAATGGCATGCGATATCGCTCATGTCAGAATCCTTGATTGTGGTCGTTGGCTGTCAAGGGCTTTGTGTTGGCGTTCGACCTGTTGGGTTCGAACAGGCCCTGCCAGCCCTGCTTGATGGACTGCTCGATAGCGGTGATGGACTTGCTCTCGCCCCACGTGGCAAAGTCCTTGCATTGGGCCTGTACGCTGGCGTCAGTCAGTTTGCGTCGGATTTGCTTACGGTAGGCAACCCAAGACTTCCAAGCCTCCAGAAATGCCTGAGAACCAAAAGGAAGACGCACAATCCAAGCCTGTTCCTGTGTTGTATCTTTATCTTCTTTTTTATCTACTTTACTATATGGGTGCATTTTTTTGCACCCCTCCCCCGTATTTTTTTGCACCCCCCCCCGCAGATTTTTGCACCCCTTGAGGGCGATGCCTTCCACGGTGCGGATGATGCGTTTTCCGTTGACCTCTTCCCTGACGATGAGGCCAGCGTCTTCGAGTTGCTTCAGCAGGACCTGAATGGACCGCTCATTCTGGTTCAGGTGGGCTTGGAGGTAGGCGTTGGAGGCATAGCACCCATCCTCACCGTCCAGACCCGCCACTACCCCGTAGAGCAGTTTAGCGGTGTTGGACAGTTCGGACTGGAAGACCTGAGCGGGAATCCAGACTCCCGTGAACTTCGGGCGGTCCATGTTAGACTTCGACGGTGACGGTGTTCGTGCTGTAGCAGGGCCAGACGTCGCCAGTCGAGCACACGTCGAACTTGTTCATCAGGGCGTCCCACTCGTTGCGAGCCCTGTCGAGCGTGATATCTCCGATGCGATAAACGGCTACTGCGAACGGCGGTTCCTTCTCCACGAAGATGAACTCGAACGCCTGAAGTTTACGCTGGAAGCACTCTTCGAACAACTTCTCATAATGCACGTTCTGGAAGTCATAACCATAGTTGCGAATCGACTTCCTGACGCCTTCGACGCTGGCGTCTTCGCACGACTTCAGGTCCCCGATGATTCCGTTGCCGACGTCCACCAAGTCCATGCGACCTTTGCATGCGACGTTCTTCAGTTTCGTGAACAGGCTGAGTTCCTTGTACGCACAGCCCTCGATGATGGAACGGGCCTTCGGGTGCATCATGATGGAGTCCAGCATGCCGACCAACTGGGCGTGCTCTTCGGCGGTCACGACGGTCTTGCCTACGGACTTGGCCTTGAACTCGTCACGGATGGCCTTGCCAGCGGTAGTGCGAGCGTCGTACTCAGGCGAGACGACCACGCCGTCGAGTTCAGGCGTCAGGACCATGCTGTGCAGGGCGGTCCCGAAGTTCAGGGCCTTGGTGTCCTTGTGAGGCTGGCTGAGGCTGGCCTTGTAGTGGGCTGGCGTCCGTCGGAACTCCTTGAGCATCGAGTTGCTCAGACCTTCGGCGGAACGGTATTCAGGGTCTGGCATGCCAGCGAAAGCCTTGCCAGTAGTATTGTCAGGATTGATGTGCTTCATGTTGGTGAGGGACGCCCACGATTACAGGCGTATCACAACTGTCAACCCTTATTTTTGGCCCGTCGCTTTCTAGCCCGTGCGTTCTTCGCCAACCTCTTCTCGTCGGTGGTTCTGTGCGTCGGGTGCAGGATGGGCATAGGGCTGTCGGCGTGCTTCTTCCAGTAGTTCAGGATATGCGTCACGTATTCGGATTTCCCCAACGCACGTCGGCCCCGCCTGACGAGGTTGTGAATCTTTCCCTCGATGCCGTTGCAGTTCCCGCACAGCACGCCCCTGACGTTGCCGTCGGTATGGTCGTGGTCTAGGCACGGGTTCGAATCCCTGAGAGGGCCGTGGCACAACGGGCACACGTCGCCCTGCTCAGAAATCAGTCTCTCACGAAGGGCAGGAATATCCTTAGTCTTTATACGCATTCCGTAACCTAATACGCTCTTTACGCTGGCTGTCCAGCACCTCGTCGCCGTGCCCCAGCAAGAGGCGTATAAAGACGATTGCATAGACCAGCAGATAGAACCCAGCAAGGCACAGGCCAGCGACGTACAGGAACGGAATCATGAGGGCGGTGGGAAATGCCATTTGCATTCCTGCTGTCAATCCTTTAGTTATGAAAAATGGAATACGAATCTAAACCCGATAGGCTGTCCACGAACCCGTCCGTGCAATGCAACGGCAAGAACATCCCGAAGGAGAAGCGGAAGAAGGTGCTTGACCTCCTGCACGACGGCGTCGGCACGAACGAGGTGGCTCGTCAGGCCGAAGTCTCAAAGCAGTCCGTGATAGCCATACGTAAGGACGAGGAGGACGCAGGGAAGTTCAACCTAGGCACGTGGAAGAAGAACACGGCGTCCCTGCTCTCGCAGATAGTCTCGAAGGGTAGCAACAGGCTCCTGACGGAGATAGAGAACATCCCCGCTGGGCAACTGCCGATAGCGATTGCAATCATGACCGACAAGGTGCTGGCCCTACAGGACGCCCCGACCACGGTGGTAGAACATCGTTTACGGGTATCCCACGAAGACATAAACATGATGCTGAAGGGCGAGAAGGCCCCGATTATTATAGACGTTGAAGAAAAGAAATGACGCATACGCACAACCTCAATAACTTCAGGCTCAGGCACGACGGCAGGGAGTACGTCTTATATGCAAAAGTTCATTACACCGTCGAGAAGGACGAAGGAGGAGACGAAGCCGTCTTCGAGTCAGCCGTCGTCGAGGAGGCAATCGGTCAATCTGGCATCATCAGGGAACGCAAGTTCCTCGACTCGCTGGAGATGCCCCTGCTGGGCGTGCTGAATAACGACGTGCATATAGCCCGTTCGGTTGCCCTCAGGTCCAAAAAGTCTTGACGTCAGGGTGGGCCGTGATACGCCTGACGGTCCTATGTCCAACAACCAACTGACGCCCGAAAACAAATACTTCTATGCCCTCTATAGCAGGGCCTACCAGCGTATGCAGTACTGGCAGGACCAGATGCACAAGAGAGAAGGCGGTTCCCCCGCATGGCAGATTGCCTCGACCTACAGGGCCCATTATGCGGACCTATGCCTATGGCTGGACTCGAACTCGCCTTCGAACATCGGCTTCAAGTTCCATGCAAAAAAGGGTTGACGTTGTCCTCCCCCAGCATTCTCCTATCTCTCCTCCCCCTAACAACCACATGAGAAAATCCAAACAAGACCGTATCGAAGCGAACAAGAAACAGGCCGAAGCGTCCGCCCAGCGTCTCGCCCGCCGTAAGGAACGGGAAGAGTACGTGAAGCAGAAAGCGAACGGCACGCTCCCGCCCCTGCCTGAGTTCATCTACATCCCGATGCCCGACGTCGGCGGACTCCAGATGGACGGCGAGACGCCCGTAAACAACGCTTGACACGTGCCCACACCGTATTACAACCCAATTCCCTCCACAACCATGCGTATCCCCGAAACCTATACCGAAGAACGTAAACAGAAGGCCCACGATGCCGTAATGAAGCATTGCACGCCCGACGGCATCATGGCCCTTAATTGGGACAAATGCCGCCCGTCGGACCAGTTCCGCCGTGCCGATATCCTGCACGCCGAAGTCTTGTCCCTAGCGGCCCGTCTCGAACAGGCACATCAGGCAGTCGGCAAACTCGCCGACAGTCTCCACCAGATTTCCAACTCCTAATCTCCCTAAAACATATGAAGTTCCCCGACAAATATCAGGTCATCATGATGCACAAGAGTTCTTATAGCGACAGCCTTGTCATAAGGTTCCAGTTGTGCGAAACCGCAACCGAAGCGTTGCGGACCGCAAAAATCGAACGCTTGGAACATGAGAAGACGTTCGACGCCGACAAGCGTCCTCTCCTCACGATTCAGTTCACGGAGATTTGCGTCTACCCTTCGATTCATTCGGTCCGTGTTTATGCGAAGAGTGAGTTCGATATGGCAATACTTGCGAAGCAGGAGTTCGCCGAAACGGTGCAACCCCTGTTGCCCACTCCCGAAGAAGCAAAGGAGGCTCAGAAATGAGCCTCCCTTTTTTCGTCTTCCGTCGTCTCTCCGTACCCTTCGAAGGGAGTACGGAATACACCGTCAGCGGGTCAGCCTGTTACGTCGTCGAGTCTTCGCACTTCGGGAAGGAAGCAACTTTCGTCTCCGTTCTCCTGACGGACGCCGAACGCAAGGGGGAAACCGTCGGGCCTGACGGCCCCCTGAATGGCTTGACCCCTGACGGCTGGGAGCGTCTCGCCGACGCCGTGGTCGAGCGGTTGAACCGAGACGCCCCCATTCGGGAGGAACTGGCAAAAGATTGGAAAGACTATTGACAGCCCTCCCAGTCCTTCCGATTTTAAGGACGCACATCGCACAACCACATGAAAATCAAAAAACATCAAAAGAATATTACTTCCCTGATTCACAATTATGCGAACGGGGTGCAGAAAGAAATGGTAAGCGGGAATGTGAGTTCCATTCCCGACGGCGACGAAACCCGCCTTGTCACGTACTCGACGACGCTGGCAAAGCGTAAGGTTTTCGACGACGTCAACAGGAACGCCGTCTTCCTGATTAACTCCCGAACCTACTCCGTAAGTTCGACTCGGCACAAGGGGGCCCTCTACCGCTCGATTCCCCTTGAAATCCCTTGCCCGACGGAAGCGACACTCGACTGGAAGACCGTGGATGAGTTCATCCAGTACAGGATTAAACAAGGGTATGCCGTAACGTTCCCGATTGACGGCCCCTTCTTCTCCTTCTCCCACTCCGTCGTCGAAGACGTTGCGAAGCAAATCGGGAAGTTTCTCGAACACATCGGGAACAAGCGAATCAGGTCCGCAAGCGTTATTGATATCTGGCGGAACTATAAACTCCTGAAAACCGCACAATGGTTTCAGAAAGTTCTCAACCAGCGAGACGGCGAAGAGAAGCGAGTGAGCAAGGCACTTCGCAACGTCGGGAAGAAGTTCAGAAAGACCGCTCAGGAATATGTCGCACGTGTCGAAGATTACAACGCACGTAAGGGAGAACTTAGGCAGAAGCGATTAGATGATAGCGTGCAAGCGGTCCGCAGTAAACTCAACCAGTTCGGCGAATCATATCGGGACGCCGTGGACGTTTGCCTAGAGGAACTCAGGTTCCGACGGGAAGCGTGGAGGCAGGGAGTTATGCCGATGCACCTGACGTCACCGTTCTCCGTGTTCTCTGACGGCTCGAAGAAGGCGGGGCTGATGTTCCGCAGTTTCTGGGAAGAACTTCAGGACCGAAAGAAGCACACGGCGTTCGACTCCTTCACATCATTCGTCAGGTTTATCGTCGAAGAGGTTAAAGGGGCCGATGCTCTCGCCGACACGGGAGAGGTTTTGAGGGTAGAGGCCGAAGAGGTTGCGACGTCACGGGGTGCGAGAGTTCCCGAAGGGATTGCCTCAAGGGTGTTTCGCCGACACGCCGAAGAACTCAGGAAGGACGCCCACAAGTTCGAGCCTCCCGTCGCCGTCGGGCCGTTCCAAATGCGAGAGGTTGCCGACGGGTTCGTCCTGATAGGTTGTCACCGTATCAACCAAAGGGACCTGTTGAGACTGGCGGAAGAGCGGGGCTGGTAAGCAAAGCGAAGGGGGCCGAAAGGCTCCCTTCTTTTTTTGCCTTACGTGTTGACGGCCTCCCTAATGTGTTACACGTTCAACCCGTGGACACTAACCACCACGGGGAATCCTCCGACGCTGTCTCCCCCAGCGTCACCGCCCGAAGCGGTTCTTCGGAACACGTGCCGTTCTCTGCCAATCCTGCCAGCCCCGCCGAAAAGCGGTTTCTGACGGCCCTCTCTCGCACCCGTGCGAGAAAGAACGGAATCCTCCACTCCTATAACAAGATTATGGAAAATCTAGAGGAGGCCCGAAAGTTCGCCGAACAAGCGAGTGGGCACAACGTCAGCGAATCGGACCGCAAGGTTCTGTTCACCCTTGCGACGAAGGCCCTGAAGGGTTTCCGACTTAAGACGCCGAAATAATCCAACCGAAAGGTTCCACAACGGGCCCCCGCAAGGGGGCTCTTTTTGTTTATTGCGTTCGACGTCGTCGTGTTCCACATTGTGAGCGTGGAACCTATCAACCACGGGGAAAAAAACGACGCTGTCTCCCCCAGCGTCAACCAGCCGACGGTCTTGTCGGCGAGTTTCAAAACCTCCCTCTTCGTCGCTGGGATTTTGAACGGGGCCCTAGAAACTGGACTCAACCCGAATTGGTTTCAGTTAAAGCACAAGCGAAGTCACGACGGCTTTCTCGACGCCGCTTTTGCCGAAGGCGGGCTCGACACTCCCAGCGGGAAACCCGCACGGGAAGACTGGAGCCTGACGGTGCGGATGAATGCAAACGACGAAGACGACGACGCAGATTCACCGTACAAGCGAATCACCGCCAAGTCAGCCGTCGCCGTTTGGAAGCGATACGCTTACGGGAAGCGAGAAATGACGGCCCACGCCCGTGCCCGATTCGTCAAACTCTTATGCGTCGTCGAACTGCACGCCCGTGGACTGCACGACGATGCCGACGAAATCCTGAGTACGTTCGACTTCGACGGTGTGGATTATGACTGCTTCCTTCAGGTTGCGACGTGCGGAGACGTCATCTACGGATGACACGACGGGGCCCCGCAAGGGGCCCCTTTTTGTTTCTTGTGTTTGTCCTGTAGGCCGTGCAGATTGTGAGCGTGGAACCTATCAACCACGGGGAAAACAACGGTGAGCGTCTCCCCCGCTCCCAATCCGCCGACGATATCTTCGGCACTAACTTCGTCGGCTTGTGCGAGTTCCCTAAAAACGAACTCCACCAGCGAGACACGATTCTACTCCAGATTCGGAACATCGGCTGGTACGTTGAGGATGAGGACGGCGTTCGAATCGAGCCCGACGGCACGCACTTGTTTCTGATTCTCGAAGACACGTTCGAAGAGTTCGCCGACCCGACTGACATCAGCCCCGCCGATACGAAGAACATTGCCGACCGAATCGAGCGGTTCTTGTCCGACAAGTTCGAGCGGGAACTCGCAACGCTCCAGTTCCGAGTCGTGCAACGGAAGAAGAAGAAAGGGACGCCCGACGACGTCAGGCTGAACTAACAACTGGCCCCCGCAAGGGGGCCTTTTTTGTTTCCCGTTTTTGTCGCTTGCACGCCCGGCCTTTTGTCGCCTAGTGTTCTCCCGTGGAACCTAACAACCACGGGGAAATCCAGAAGAGCGTCTCCCCCGCTCTCAACCAGCCGACGGTCTTGTCGGCAACCGAAACGCTCCGCCGTTACATCCTCGGCGAGTACAAGGGCAAGTTCCCCAGCGTCAACTGGAACACCGACGGCAACATCTTCGCCGTCCTCGGAACGCTCAGCAGGGCGTGGAAGCATACGGACCGCAACGTTGCGGACCGCCTCCGAATCCTCAGCCAGTTCGCAATGGCGGGAGAACTTCCTGAGAGCGTGCCGAACGCTCGAACGCTCAGCGAGAACCTCAGGAAGGAAATGGAAGGATACGACGAACTCCTCTCCTTCTGCATCGGCCTGAGCGTCGCCGACTACGTCGAAGACGACGAAGAGGACAGCGACGACGACGACGAAGACAGCGACGAATAAAGCAACGGGGCCCCAGCGATGGGGCCCTTTTTGTTTGTTGCGTCGGGCATCGTGTAAGGCTTTTGTCAGGACGTGGAACCTAACACACCTGAGGGCAATCCCGATTCGAACCCCCTCTCGAATCAGTCCGCCGACGACGCTGTCGGCATCAACATCAACCGAGGCTTGTGCAACCTCTCGACGTTCCTGCACAAGAATCGCAACTGGGGCCCGTCGCCTCCCCGCTGGTCTTCGCTGTATGAAATCGAACGGTGCTTCGGCGGACCTGAGGAAGGAGGATGGTGGTATGACTGGCTCACCCCCATCGCTTGCGTCAGGGAACCGTTCAGTCAGGAGGACCGCAAGGCGATGCTCGAACGCTTCAGGAATGAACACGGGGCAATCTTCGAAGGCGACGAAATCGACGGTATCAAAACTCCCGCTTTCTGGTCCGCCTCCCGACGACGTGCGACGCACATCGTACTCGACGACGACGTCCCGTTCTCAGAATCCAGTCATACCGTACCACATTACGAATGAACTCAGGGCCCCAGCGATGGGGCCCTTTTCTTTTGCGTTGCATCAGGACGCCCGACGTCTCACATTCGAGCCGTGGAACCTATCAACCACGGGGACAATTCTCCTGAGCGTCTCCCCCGCTCGAACTCCGCCGAAGAGATTCTCGGCAACCTCAAAAAGACGCTCGAAGCCGTCAGGCTTCGGAAGACGCACGTCGGCGACGAAGTTATCGCCCTGCACGACGAAATCGAAGCGATGCCCGTTGCTGACCGTCGCCTCCCGTTCCTTCGCTCCCAGCGGGACGAACTGCGGAAGGCTTACAGGGCACTCGACGCAATCGAAGACGACGTCGCTCAGGCGATGTACGAAATCGGACGCAATGCGAAGACCAGCGACGACGAACTGCAAACGTGGTATGCGAACGCAAACGTCACAGCGATGCAGGCTGGTGGGCATAACAAAGGTGACCGCAACCGACGTCTCGCCGACTCCTATCTCGCCGAACTTCGAGCCCGTGGACTGGAGCCCGACAGGAGGAAGGGACAGTTCAACGGCGACGGTGCTTCCTAAGCCTCAGGGCCCCCGCAAGGGGGCCCTTTTCGTTTGGCCCAGTCCTTACCCTGCCCGACGGCCTGAGACGCCCGGATAGTTCCACCTGACTGCCTCCCGCCTAGCACCTGGCCCTCACCCGCTTCCCGCCCGTCAACCGTGGAGCCCTACCCCTTCCCAGCCCTCCCAGCCCCCTCAGGCCCGACGCCCTCAGGACGCTCTCAGGAGCCCGTCAGGAACCCCTCAGGAACCCGTCCCGACCCCTACCACCTTCACCGCCTAAAAGCCCCGCCTTGCCCCAGCCTGAGGCCCTGCCGACGACGTCGGCCCGACGCCCTGCCCCAGCCCCCAGCCAGCCCCGTCCCCAGCCCCAGCCCTGCACCCCCCATTCCGCACCCCCAGCCCTAGGGGGGGGGAGGGGGTCGGGATTTTGTCCGTCCCCCTGAGGAAGTACGGGTCCAGACAGGGAAACTTTTTATCCCAAAAAGGAGGTGGGATGTGAGGAGGCCGAGCGGAGCGAGGCAGGGGGGTTATTAGGGGGGACGGCCTGTATGTTGTCAAGCAGCAAAATGAGATATTCTAACAAAGAGCCGATTGCCGATGATTCATATTGACTTCGTCAAATAGAGTATAGGATAGGGGGTGTTCTTTGAATATGCCCCGTTAGCACAGCGGTAGTGCGACTGTTTTGTAAACAGTAGGTCGTAGGTTCAATCCCTACACGGGGCTCTCTTTCCGACCCGTAGTTCAACGGATAGAACACCCGCCTTCTAAGCGGGTTATCTAGGTTCGATTCCTAGCGGGTCGATTTACCCTGATGGTGTAACGGTAGCACTAGAGATTTTGGTTCTCTTTGTCTAGGTTCGAATCCTAGTCGGGGTTCTTTACATGGGGGTATAACTCAGCGGTTAGAGTGGGCTCTTTATAAGGGCTAAGTCGGGGGTTCGAATCCCCCTATCCCTGCCATTAACATAACGCTTGACTAATATGAATAAAGATATCAGTAATGAACGAATGAAAGAAAAAGAACTTTCAGTTTCGCTAGGCGTCTCTAGGGAGATGCTGAAGATGATGCGTGATTCGTACACCGAAGGCATGCATTGGATTCGTGAGGAAAGCAACAAGCCGAAGAATCTCTGGAAGGTCGTCTGGACCGAACAGGGAATGTCGATGCTCAGGAAGAACCTCGGATTGGACATCACGATTGACCCTCCCCCTCCCCTCGAAGAGAAGGAAGGCGTCGTTTCTGCGAAGTTCAAAAACCCTAGGATTATGTCCGTGCTCGTCGAGGGCAAGACCCTTAATGTTCTTTGCAAGGATTCCAGCAAGTTCAGCATGGGGATGGACGTCAAGATTAAGTGGGACGGCCTGAGATGGGTCGTCTCCAAGCACCCTCGTTTCGTGGGTAAATACTAACATGGCTACATACAAAGGCCGCAAGGTCACATTGAACCGTCCTTTCAGGACTCCGAACGGACCGAAGAAGTCCGCAGTCTACGTCAAATCTGGTAGCAAGGTCAAGGTTGTCCGCTTCGGCGACCCGAAGATGAGTATCAAGAAGAACAACCCAGCCCGTCGCAAATCTTTCCATGCTCGGCACAAGTGTGCTACGGCTAAGGATAAGACAACCCCCAGATACTGGTCCTGCAAGGCTTGGTAATTATGCCTAAACCATCAGATACGGAATACGAGTGGTCTGCGACCCTCATCGACGAACTCAGGAAGTCTGGGTTCAGTCCTTCGCAGATTAAGAACATCCTTCCCAACCTACTCGTAGAAAGCGGATGGGGTCGTGCCGACGCAGTCCAAGGCGACTGGAAAAAAGGCTGGGCTGGAGACAGCGGTGGCTTTAACGTAGGTCGTGGGTATATTCAACTCACGGGTCGTAAGAACTACGAGCATATGGAACGCCTTACTGGTATTCCTCTCACGCAAGACCCTAAACTCGCCGCCGTGCCAGAAAACTCGGCGAAGATAGCCGCCGCTTACCTAAAGCATCGTCAGGAAGCCTATGGTCACATACAGGACCTGAGTTATAATTCTTTCGAAAGCGTGTACACGGCTCTTGCACCCAAGAACAAGGACCCGAACACAAGGCTCAAAGAAATCGAGAAGCAAGGCTACAGGCTTGCCACCGACGAAGACGTGTCAATCAACATGCCAGCGTACGACCCGAAGATGTTCACGGTACAGCCTGACGGCTCGCTGATGCCGAACTCGACCCCTACCAGTCGATGAATCTCACCCCGCACCCAGTTCTGGTAGTGCCTACCGTCGAGGAGATAAGAGCCCTCACGGAGAAGCACGGTGCGGAAAAGGTCGCAGAACTATTATCAATCCGTGAGGACAAGATACTCGCAGAAAAACTCGACCCGTACAGGCACGGGTTCGACCTACCACATTGGAAAGAAGCGGACCTGTTGCTCAAAGAAAACAACGAGTTGCTTGTGCTCGGAGGGAACCGTGCGTCGAAAACGGAGTGGGCGGCGAAGCGGGTAGCCCAGACGCTCATAAACCTGAAGGACGCCCGTGTCTGGTGTCTGCACACGACGAACCAGTCGAGCATCCAGATGCAACAGAACGTCGTGTACAAATACCTCCCGTCGGAATACAAGAACCTCAAGAAGAACAAGGTCCAGAACGTCGAGTACACGCAGAAGAACGGTTTCAGCGACAACACTTTCATCCTACCGAACAAATCTCAATGCTTCTTCATGAACTACGCCCAGAAGCGTGACGTCATCGAAGGCGGCGAAGTCGATTTGATTTGGTGCGACGAGTTGGTTCCTTTAGACTGGATTGAGACGCTACGCTACCGCATCGTGACCAGAAGCGGCAAGTTGCTGGTGACTTTCACTCCAGTCACGGGTTATAGTCCAGTAGTCAAAGAGTATGTCTCTGGTGCTAAGATAATCAAGCATAGAGAAAGCCCCCTGCTCCCAGATACTGTCAACGTCAACGGCTGTCCTAAGGGCGTCATGCCCTACGTTGCTAAGTCCCATGTCAGGCCAGCCGCCGTGATATGGTTCCATAGTGAACTAAACCCGTATAATCCTTTCGAGCAATTGAAGAAGACGCTCGCTGGCAAGAAATCGTACGAGGTCAAGATTCGTGCGTACGGATGGGCCGACAACATCACAGGAAATCAATTCCCAAGATTCATAGACCATGTGAACATCATCAAGGACGAGCATATTCCAAAAGAAGGCACGAATTATATGGTCGCAGACCCCGCTGGAGCCAGAAATTGGTTCATGATATGGGGTCGGGTTGACGCCGACGGTAATATCTACGTCTACAGGGAGTGGCCCGACACGTCAGAAGGCGAATGGGCCCTGCCGTCGGCGGACCCCGACGGAAAAATCGGAACCGCCCAGCGTTCTAACGCTGGACGGAGTCTAGCCGATTACAAGAATCTCATCCTTGACCTAGAAGACGGTGAGGAAATATCTGAAAGATATATCGACCCTAGGGCTGGCGGAACCAAGGCTGTGACAGAAGACGGCGGTGTGACGCTCATTGACATGCTTGATGACGGCGAAAATCCGATGCATTTCGTTCCAGCGGCTGGCGTAAAGATAGAACAGGGCGTCGCAATGATAAATGACGGCTTTTCCTTCGACCAGAATATAGAAATGTCCCCCTTGAACAAGCCAAAACTATATATATCAGAATCATGCCAAAACTTAATATATTGCATCAAGGAATGGACTGGATTGGATGGAGAAAAGGGTGCTACAAAGGACCCAATCGACTGCCTGAGGTATCTAATCACCATGAACCCCATATATTTGACAAAAGATACCATGAAAGGCTGGGGTGGGGGAAGTTACTGATGGAAATCTACTACCCAGAGATACTTTCTAGGAAGAAAGCCATAAATATGACTGGACTTTCGAGAAAAACTCTTGAAAAACTTGCAACTAACGGAATTATAAAGGTATTCACTACCAAGGGCGGTCATAAACGCTATTTTAGAGAAGACTTACTTAACCTTATCAAAAATTTTAAATGAAAAACTATAAAAACCACGGCGACGAACTGATTTTCTCATCTAATGAGCCAGACGTTCCGACTCTGTACAATGAATACGTGCGTTCTACGCAAAACGGCGGCAATACCGCTAACATAGCCGAAAACGACGACATTCGCTT